CAACAGCAGGCCCAAAACCCCGAGTTGCAGATGGCCCAGATGGAACTTCAACTGAAGGCACAAGAGCTTCAGCGGAAGGAGGCCGACAGCCTGAGGGACTTCCAAATCGCGCAAGGCAAGTTGCAGATCGAGCAGGCTCGACTCCAGTTGGACGCCCAGAAGAAGCAGGGTGAAGACCCGCAACTGAAGGCCATGCTGACGCAGCAGGAATTGGCGGCGAAGGCGGCGAAGTCCAATCAGGAACTCCGTCAGAAGGAGCAGACGCATCAGATGAAGATGCGCCAGCAAGCCCAACAGGCCATGATGAAGGCCCAGCAACGCCCCAAGGAGTAATGCGTGACTACTGCGTTTGATGTGGTTCTAAAGGATTTGGACGAGCGCCGCGAATATATTGCGAACGCTCTGGTTTCCGGCGCGGCAAAGGAGTTTTCTGAGTACCAGCATATGTGTGGAGAAATACAAGGGTTATCTCACGCATACGCCTGTATTCAGGATCTAGTTCGCCGCATGGAGCAGAACGATGACTGACAAGGCGTGTAAATGGTGCCAGCAAATAAAGCCACTTAAGGCTTTTACAAAAATTAAACGCATGGCAGACGGGAGGAGCAATAAATGTAAAATTTGCACAAATGAAGCAAGCCGTTCCGCAGTGAGAGCGTATAAAGCAAGAAACGCCGACGCTATACGCAAGCAGCAAAAAGATAAATATTATTCGGATATTGAAGTAGCTAGACTTAAAAACCGAGCAAAATATTACGCAAATAAATCAAAACGCGCTGAATCTGCCAAATTGTACGCAAAAGCAAATGTAGAAAAGCGCAGAGCGTGGGATAGGGCATGGCGAGCCGCAAACCCAGAATACAACATACAAAAATTAGCCAGCAAAAGACAGGCGCTAAAAGGTTTGGGTGAGTTTGACCGCTTTGTTCTTAATGAAGCGGCAGAATTATGCGCAAGCCGTCAACTAATGTTGGGTGGTATTTGGGAAATTGATCATATTGTTCCGGTATCCAAGGGCGGAACAAGTGAGCACTACAACATTCAAGTTGTTCCAAAAACTTGGAATGCGTCAAAAGGCAATCGAAATTGCCATAGGTTTTTGGGATAAGGGTTTCGGGGGTTCCCTTTTTAACCTCCTGCTAGAAAGATGGAAAACGATGAGTAATTTGCTCCTAGCCACCGAAGAGGGGGTTACTGAACTGCCCCAAGAGGCCGAGGAAAAGGCCAAACAGGTGCCCGATCCGGTCACTTACCACCTTCTGTGCATGTTGCCCAAAGCCAACGACGAGTACGAAAGCGGACTCCTGAAGGCGGGGCAGACCATGCATTTCGAGGAGGTTCTGAGCCCGGTGCTGTTCGTCGCCAAGATGGGTCCGGACTGCTACAAAGACCCGATCCGATTCCCCTCTGGACCCTCGTGCAAGGTCGGGGATTTCATCCTCGTTCGCCCCAATACGGGCACCCGGCTGAAGATTCACGGCACCGAGTGGCGGCTGATCAACGACGATTCTGTTGAGGCCGTGGTTCAAGACCCCCGTGGAATCCAACGAGCGGCATAAGGAGTAACTCATGTCTGAATTCAAGTTCCCCGACGAGATCGAGGCGGAAAAGAAGGAAGCGCCCGCTGACGACAAAATCGAGTTTGAAGTCGAAGGTGCGACCGAAATCGAGATCGTTGACGACACGCCCGCCGAGGACCGTGGCCGTCCGCCCATGAAGGAGCCTCCCACGGAGGTGACGGACGACGAACTGGCGCAGTACTCCGAGGGCGTCAAGAAGCGCATCCAGCACTTCTCCAAGGGCTACCACGAGGAGCGCCGAGCCAAGGAAGCCGCCCAGCGCGAAAAGGACGAGGCCCTGCGCCTTGCTCAGGCGCTTGTGGAGGAAAACAAGAAACTCCAAGGCAGTTTGGGCCAAGGCCAGCAAGCCCTGCTTGAGCAGGCGAAGAAGGTGGTTTCCAACGAGGTGGAACAAGCCAAGGCCAAATACAAGCAGGCTTATGAGGCGGGAGATTCTGACGCCCTAGTTGCAGCGCAGGAAGAATTGACTGCGGCCAAAATCAGGGCAGAGCGGGTAAATAATTTCAAACCCGCCCCTTTACAACGGGAACAACCTGTTGTACAACCCGCCCCTGAGCCCAAGGTAGATTCTCAAGCCCTTGCGTGGCAAGAAGCCAATCCGTGGTTTGGGAAGAATCGCAGGATGACTGCGGTTGCTTTGGAGATTCACAACGAACTTGTGGAAGGCGGTGTAGACCCGACGACGGATACCTACTACGAGAAAATTAACTCGGAAGTACGGAAGATGTTTCCAGATGCGTTCCCCTCTGAGAAGCCTCGCAAAACCAATGTCGTTGCCCCTGCCACGCGAAGCACAGCGCCCCGAAAGATCGTGCTTACGCAATCTGCGGTCAATCTCGCCAAGCGGCTCGGACTGACAAATGAACAGTACGCCCGTGCGGTTGCGGAAGAAATGAGGAAACAAAATGGCTGAACGAAACCCCCGCGAACTCAGTACCCGTGCAACGGCTGAACGGCCCAAGCAGTGGATGCCTCCGCAGACGCTGCCTGACCCCAATCCGGAGCCCGGTTATGTCTTCCGTTGGATTCGCGTCAGCACTCTTGGGTCGAACGATCCGATGAATGTCTCCTCGAAACTCCGCGAGGGCTGGGAGCCCGTGAAGGCCAGTGAGCACCCCGAGATTCATATGATGGGGAGCGGCGAGGGCCGCTTCGCAGACAGCATTGAAGTCGGCGGACTCATCCTTTGCAAAACCCCGAAGGAGTTGGCTGAACAACGCGATGCTTACTACCGTAGGCAGGCGGAAGGTCAGATGGACTCTGTTGACAACTCGTTCATGCGCGAGAGCAATCCGAAGATGCCCCTTTTCAAGGAACGGCGTTCTGAGGTTTCTTTCGGGCGTGGTTCAATCCAATCCAAGGAGTAAACAATGGCATACCCTGTCGTTGACGCCCCGTATGGCCTGAAGCCGCTCAACCTCATTGGCGGTCAGGTCTTTGCGGGGTCCACCCGCAGTCTCCCGATCCAGTACAACTACGGCACCAACATTTTCTACGGTGATGTGGTTGGCATGGTTCGGGGTTTCGCAACCCGCCTCGTGACCACGACCGGCGCTACCTCTCCCACGGGCGGTCCCGGCTCTGGCATGGTCGGTGTCTTCCTCGGCTGTTCGTTCACCGATCCGACGACCAAGCAGAAGCGCTTCTCGCAGTACTGGCCCGCCAACACGCTGGCTGGTGATGCGGTGGCGATCATCTGTGACGACCCGGACACGGTGTTCAAGGCTGTGGTCTGCTCTTCGGGCACGACCGTCGCTTCGGGCAGTCTGGCAATGGTGGGTCAGAACTACCAAGGCATCGACAACACCGGCAGTGTGAACACCGGCAACTCGACCAACGCCCTGCTGTACTCTGCAACGATCAACACGGCGGCGTTCCCGTTCCGCGTGATCGATGTAGTGCGCGACACGGCTGTGGCTCTGGGCACGGCGACTTGGAGTGCTGGCACCACGACCCTGACGACCAGTGCGCTTCCCAACGCGCTGCCGGTGGGTACGGATGTGGCCTTCCTCGCTTCCAACGGTCAGGTGGTTCAGACCGGCTCGTTCGTGACTGCCGCTGCTTCGGCGGGCGCTACCTCTGTGACGATCAACGCCCAGTACGGTGTGGTCGGCGCGGGCGGTACGGCTGCTACTGGCACGGCCATCCCGGCGAGTTCGACGCTGGTGTTCACCCAGTACCCCGAGGTTCTCGTGAAGCTGAATTTCAGCAACCACGAGTACTACAACGCAACCCCGTTCTAAGGAGTCACAGAAATGGCTATTTCTCGTGCCCAACTTCTCAAGGAACTCCTGCCGGGTCTGAACGCCCTTTTCGGTCTGGAGTACAAGCGCTACGGCGAAGAACACAAGGAAATCTACGAACAGGAGAGTTCCGAGCGTTCTTTCGAGGAGGAGACCAAGCTCTCCGGCTTCGGTGCCGCTCCGGTGAAAAACGAAGGTTCCGCCATCGCCTACGACAATGGGCAGGAAGCGTGGACCGCTCGTTACAACCACGAGACCATCGCGCTGGGCTTCTCGATCACCGAGGAGGCCATGGAAGACAACCTGTACGACTCGCTGTCGGCACGCTACACCAAGGCTCTGGCCCGTGGTATGGCGTACACGAAGCAGGTCAAGGCGGCTTCCATCCTGAACAACGGCTTCTCCGCGCAGTTCACCTACGGCGACGGTCAGGCTCTGTTCAGCACGGCTCACCCGCTGGTGTCGGGCGGCACCAACAGCAATCGTCCCACCACGGGCGCGGACCTGAATGAAACCTCCCTTGAGGCGGCAGTCATTCAGATCGCTGCGTGGACGGACGAGCGCTCGCTGCTCATCGCCGCCAAGCCGAAGAAGCTGATCATCCCGCCTGCGCTCATGTTCGTGGCGACTCGTCTGTTGGAAACCAGCCTGCGTGTTGGCACCAACAACAACGACATCAACGCGATCAAGAACAACGGCGCGATCCCCGAGGGCTACACGGTCAACCACTTCCTGACCGACAACAATGCGTGGTTCCTGACCACGGATGTGCCCAATGGCCTGAAGCACTTCGTGCGCGTGCCGCTTGCCACTTCGATGGATACCGATTTCGACACCGGGAACAACAGGTTCAAGGCGCGAGAGCGGTATTCGTTTGGAGTGAGTGACCCGTTGGGTGTCTGGGGCTCTCCGGGCTCGTTCTAAGAAAACCCAACAAAATCAAGCACTTACGCTTGATCAAAGGCCCCTTCGGGGGCCTTTTTCTTTGCCTGTTGACTTTGACAAGTACCGCCGGTACATTACGGTCTTGAGACTTATACCGAAGGGCGCTCATGTCACAAGTTATCTACAAGATCATCAACCTCGTTAACGACAAGTTTTATGTCGGCAGCACCATTCATAAAAAAGTTCGCTTTCGTCAACATAGAAAACTTTTAAGGGGCAACAGGCATCACTGCAAACATTTACAAGCCGCGTGGAACAAATACGGCGAAGAGAAGTTTGATTTTGTTGTTGTGGAAGATGTGCCTGATGAAGTGTCTTTACAAAAAGCAGAAGATGAATGGCTAAAAAAGCATGTTGGCAAAGAGTACTGTTACAACACTGGGTATTCTTCAGATACGCCTTGGCGAAATGCGCCAGCGCATAAAACTCCAAATTTTGGCAGGCCAGTTTCAGAGATGCAGAGGCAAAAAATTTCTCAGTCT